CCGAGGTCGAGCACCACGAGCCGCAGCCCCCGGTCACGCGCGAGCGCGACGAGGGCGGCGCGCACCGTGGTGGCGTGCTCGACCGCGGCACCGATCGACTCGGCCGCGTGCGCGGCGATGAGCTGCCCGCCCTCATCGTCTTCGATCACGAGGATGCGCTCCGGCCCCGGCGCGACGGGTGCGGGTGTCCACCGGGCCGCGTGGGCCTTGCCCATCGCATCGGCGATCGGGGAGAGGTAGCGCGCGCCGATGTTCGCAGCGATCGTGAACAGCGACGCGACGGCGCCGGCGATCGCGATGTACTCGGGGCCCACGTGCGGAAGCGTGAGGCCGAGCAGCACCGTCGCACCGCCGTTGCCCGCTGCGAAGGCCGCCGTGTGGTCGGTCAGCCACCGCAGGTGCGCATGCACCCCGGCGGCGATGGTGTCGCGGTCGATCACGGTGCACCGGCCGCATCGACCACCCGAGCGACCGCAGCCGCGTCGAGGTGCACCACCTGATCGCCCACGTCGAGCCGCACGCCGCCCGCGCCGTCACCCCGGCAGTCATCGAGCGGGAGCGTGCGCGCCGTCGGGTCGTAGTGCGCGGCGAAGGTCGCGATGTCGACGACGGAGACGGTGTGCGCCTCGTCGTGCGCGCGCAGCGTCACGTCGGCGTCGCTCTCGGCGATCAACTCGAACGTGGCGCCGTCGTCGCGGCGCTGGAAGCGGTCGGTGGTCATGTGGTCACTGCCCTTTCGACGACGGCGCCGACAGGGAGATCCGCGGCGCTGGTGACGGAGCCGCGCGTGCCGTCGGTGGCGCGGTAGTAGAGCGTGGTCTGCGGCGTGATCTGCACCACGCGCGCGACGGCGGTGTGGAAGCGCGTGAGGGTGACCGACGGCGCGGTGACCTGCAGGATGGTCATGACGCGAGCGCCGTCCCGTCGTTGGGCACGGTGACCTGGCCGAAGGCCGCGCGCGCGAAGCTCGCGCCCGAGTCCATGCCGCCCGTGGGCGTGCGGTACGGCTGCACCAGCCGGAACAACGTGCTCTCACCGAGCACCGCGACGGTGTTGCCGTTCACCCAGCGCGCCTCGTACTCCACGTCGGAGCCGCTCGGGTCGGAAGTGGCGGAGCCTGCGACGGTCGCCGGGTTCTCCAGCGCCCAGGAGCCCGACCACGTCTCCCCCGAAATGCCTCGCTTGTACCAGGCGCTTGAGTTGCCCCCGATCAACGACGCGGGCGCCGTGTCGCCGTTCGAGAACGTGGCGCCAGCGACCCACGGCTGCGGGTTCGCGCTCCACGTCACCGCGGTGAGGTAGTCGAGGAAGAGGTAGAAGCACGCCGAGGTGCTCCCGCCGACGAAGGGCGTGCGGCGACCCATGATGACGAACGACGGCGACGCGCTGTCGAAGACCACGTGCAGCTTCGTGTTCGTGGTGCCCGTCGAGGGGTACCACTGCGCGTTGTTGAGCAGCGTCTTCGTGTAGGTGGCGTTGCTCTCCATGGTGGTCGCGTTGCCACCGCTGAGCGACTGGCCACCCTCCGTCACCTGGATCGTCCAGGTGTTGCTGTCGGCCTTGCGCTGGAGGCCCAGCTTGATGCCCGTCGCGACGTGTTGCAGCAGCCAGAAGGCCCCCGAGGCGTTGAGCGTCGCGGCCGATGGACAGTCTGCGCCGGTCGCCGTGCGCGTCGTGCCGTCGCTGTAGCTGACGGTCGACCAGCCGTTGAGCAGCGCGTCGGTGCCGACCTGAAAGGCCGCGGTGTGACCGTTGCTGCACGCGACGTCGCGGTAGGTGTTGATGGTCATGATCAGCTCCAGGTGACCTTGATGTTCGCGGAGAGCAGCGTCGCGTAGTGCGCGGTGGTCGACCCCGACACGCTCATGCGCAGCTCGTAGACGTGGCTCGCGCCGGGGAGGGTGACGCTCGCGGTCGAGCGCGTGGGCGAGGTGGCGCTCACGGTGATCGTTGCGACGGTCGACCCCGCGGTGATGTCGTAGAGCGTCACCGTCGCGGTCTGGCCGCTGACCACGCTCGCGGTGAGGTCGAGGGTCCAGGTCTGCGTGCGGCCGGTGATCGCACTCTCGGTCGAGTCGTAGGTGCCGCCGCCGATGACGCGCGTGCCCTGCGTCGCGTCGACCGTCGAGCATCCGCCAAGGGGGTAGTAGCGCGGGCCGTCCTGAACCTCGATCGCACTGCGCAGCGCCGATGCAGTGCGGTCCGCGGAGAGGTCGAGGCCCGCGAGCGTGCGCGTGGCGGCCACGACGCCAGATACGTCAGCGGCCGCGATGGACAGGGCCGTCTTCAGGTCGCTGGCGCTGCGATTCGTCGTGAGGTCGAGACCCGCCAGCGTGCGGCCCGTCGGCACCGCGCCCACATCGCTCGCCGCGAGCGTCGCCCACGCGGGCACGCCGCCAGACACCCGGAGCACCTGCCCCGTCGTGCCGATCGCCAGCCGCTGGTCGGCGCTGGCGCCGCGGTAGATCAGGTCGCCCTGCGTCGTCGTCGGCGAGGCGCTCCCACCGACCGACGCATCCGCTGGCTTCCAGCGCTGCGCGGCGTTGTCCCACGTGAGCACCTGCCCGTCGGTCGGTGCGGTGTCGTCGATCCGCCGCCCGCGCAGGTAGCCCGCGTCGGAGAGGTACCCTGGCGCCGGGTCGTAGCCGTAGACCGGCGCGAGCACATCGCGCGCGGCGCCGCTGCGCACCGTGTAGGTGAGCCCCGCGGCGAGCCACGCGCCGTCGGCGAGGATCACGTCGTACAGCGACCACGTGTTGCCGTCGTCGGAGAGCGCCGGCATCGGCGTCCACGTGCCCTCCGTCGTCGGGTCGTTGCTCTGCCAGAGGTAGGGCGAGATCTCCGACGCGGCCATCCAGATGCCGTCGGCGTACCGGATGCGATCGATGTACGTGGCCGACGCGGGGAGCGCGACCGTGGTCCACGTCGCACCGTGATCGCGCGAGACGTACACGTACTGCGGGGACGTGGAGTAGCCGCGCCGGTACGCGATCACGAGACCCGCGCCGTCGGTCTCGAGCCCCCAGGTCCACGGCGACGACTCTGCGGCCATCGTGGCGACGGAAGTCCACGCGCCGGTCGGCGTCGTGGTGCTCCACACCCTGCCGCCCGTGGTGAGGATGATCCAGTGCGAGCCGTCGTACACCACGGCGCGCCCGACACCGGCGCCGCCGTAGCTGATCTCCGTGGTGGTGTTGAGCGACCACGTCGACCCGCCGTTGACGCTGACCACGGGGTACGATCTGGCTGCCTGGTAGCCCGAGACGAGCACCATGGTCTTCTCGGCGTCGAGAGCAACAGCGTCGCTCGCGAGGTCGTAGAAGATCGCGTGCGTGATGCCCGTGTAGGCGAGGTCCCACGGGTTGCTGTTCGACGTGATCGCGCTGCCAGAGACGCCAGCCGCGCCGGTGCAGTACAGCGTGCTCACGTCGGAGCCCTCGCCGTCGAGCCAGCACCACCACTTTCCGGCGAGCCACTTGATCCCGCGCAGCACGCCCGGCGCGCCGCTGAAGTTGTCGCGCTTGGACCACCCGCCGCCGCGCTTCGACACCGCGATCGCGGGGCCGCCAGAGTCGTTGCCTGCGATGGCCAGCACGAACCGCGAGCCGCTGCCGTCGGAGGTCGCGTCGCGATCCATCCCGGTGATCGAGAGGAACGTCACCGCGCTCTGCGCGTGGCGGTCCCACTGCGAGAGGTCTGGGCCCGAGAGCCAGTCGAGCGTCGCGCCGGTCCAGTGGAAGATGTAGTTGATCCACGGCGCGGGCGGCTGTTCGCCGTTGGCGAACCCGAGCGCTCGCTTGCCCTCGGGCGGCTCGACGAGGCGACCCGAGGTGCCGTTGTAGGCCCACCGGGGCCGCGCTGCTGGTCTACGCGCCATCGATCACTCCCACGCTCCGACGAGATGCCCGCCGGATGTCTGCGACGCGTCCGCAAGGCCGCGCGTCGAGCTGGTCGAGCTCGTCTCGCTGTCCGTGCTGAACGCGAACGTCTCGCCGTCGTCGACCGGCGCCACGATCTGCACCTTCACGCCGCTGGCAGCCGCGCGACGCAGCGTCCGCGCGAGGAGCACGGCGCCGATCTCCACGAGGGGCGCGGTCACCACGAACGCCGCGGGCTGCCACGGCGTGAGGTCGAAGTCCGCGCCCGCGAGGGCCGTGTCGACGATCTCGTTGATCGCGTCGCCGTCACCGCGCGAGCGGCTCGACAGGATCCACGCGCGCAGCGCGCGCCGGTACAGATCATCGGTCGCGATGTCGCCCTGGTCGAGGCCTACCACGGAGCCGATCGCGTCGAGCTGCGCGCCCACCGCGTCGTCGATGCCGAAGGCGTTGAAGACCTGCCACGTCGCATCCTCGAGCGCCTGCACCTGCTTGAGCCACGACGCGAGGAGCGCCTGGATCACGGGCTTGCGGAACACCGTCGTCAGCAGAGCCTTGCCGCTCTCGACGTGGTCGGTGACGTGTGCGAGCGCGGTGCGATCGGGCTCCGTCACAGGTACCCCACAGAGATGCGCGAGCTGTCCAGCGTCGGGATCTCGCGCGGGCCCGGCACCAGGTCGGATGCGCCGCCCCCGCCCGACGACCACGAGAGGGTCACGCGAGCGTTGCGCACGCCGGCGACGCCCATCGCAGCGACGACGAGGTCTGCGATCTGCACCGTCGACCCCATGAGCAGCGCGTCGCCCACCGCGAGGAGCGCGTTCTTCAGCGCGGTGTCGCCGGCGTAGGTCGCGCCGCGCAGCACCAGGACGCCGACGTAGACCGCGGCGACCGTGGGCCGCGTGAAGTGCACCGTGCGGGCGATGCCCGCGGCGTCGACGATCGTCGTCGTGGTCGTGCCGTAGGTCGCAATGCCCATGGCCACGCTCGACCAGATCGCGGCGGCGACGGCGGCCGTGGTGCCGCCCTGCACTACGACCTCGACGGAGTGCGGCGGCTGCGCGCCGACCGCGGCGTCGCTGCTGTTCGGCACGACGAGCACGCGCTGCACGTCCGCCACGGCGAGGAGCGCGACGCGGATGGCATCGTCGGGGGTGAGCGCGGCGAGCTGCAGCTCTGCCTCGCGCCGCACGCGTAGCTCGGGGTCGGTCTCGGCCTCGCGGCCCGCGACCGCGTCGACCGCGTTGGTGACCGCGGTCCACCCCGTGACCGGGGTCGCGATCACCGTCAGGGTGCCCGAGGGCGCCGCGATCCGGCCCGCCGTGGCGCAGCGCGCGGAGACCGCCACCGGCGCGGGAGACCCGGTGCCGTTCACCGCGTCGGTCAGCGTGGTCCACAGCACGTCGGGGTTTCCCGCCGCCGAGACGCTCGATCCCGCGGGCACCGTGCGGTGCGCGGCAATGGTCAGCGTCAGGTCGACGGTGCCGTAGGTCGCGCCGCGCGGCGTGGTGCCGGTGAGCGCGCAGCGCGCGACCAACGCGGCGCCGGTGGCGCGCCGCGGGTCGAAGCTCTCGTAGACCGCGCCCGCGGCTTCCCACGCCTCGCGGAGCTTGAGCGCCACGATGCCGTTGAGCTGCCCGAGCACCTCCTCGGCGCCCTCGTCGAGATCGGCGGCGATGGTGTTACGCTGGTCCGCAGTGATCGACGTGAGCAGATCGTCGACCGTGGGCATCGTGAAGCCCGTACTCGACACGCCGAAGCTCATTGCCTCACCGCGAAGTCTGCGAGGCCCGTCGAACCGCCGTCCGTGGTCGTGACGCCGAACGTCAGCCTCGCCTCGCGCGAGGCCTCGTCGACGGCGAGCGCGAAGGTGTCGAGGCGCGCGACGCCCGGGCAGGTGGTGATCACGCTGCGCAGCACGGCCTCGACCGTCGAGCGCGGGATCTTCCCCAGCACCTGCGTCAGGTAGGGGACGCCGACCGTCCGGTCGAGCACCCATTCGCCGCGCCACAGCGAGAGCCGCGTCTTGAGCCGCTGCCGCACGGCCTCGACGCCCGACACGAGGGCGAGACGCCCGCCCGAAACGGCGAGATCACCGGTCACCGGGTCGAGGGCCAGACTGCGCACGGCGCCAGCGTGCGCAGGGCGGCGGCGGGGCCGCCAGACAGTGGTGGCACGCTGACTGGCGACAGACGCTTGCAGGTCGACCCCGGTATCGGCGTACCCTCGCGGCGATGACCATGCGATTGCTCGCGCTCCTCGGCCTCGCCAGTGCCATCGGTTGCGCCGGTGACCCGATCCCACTCCGTGACTGCACTCCGGGCGCCACGCTGCCGTGCGCGTGCGTCGGCGGGGGCGCCGGCGCGCAGACCTGCACCACCGACGCGCGTCTCGGGGCGTGCGTGTGCCCCGACGCGGGTGGCCCAGTCGACGTGGTCGACGACGCGCCCCTCGACGCCGGTAGCGACGTGGCGACGGATGCCGCCGACGCCCCAGATGCGCCCGACGCGCCGCGGGGCGTCGCGGCGCCCTACGACGACGGGTGCCCCGCGGGTCGCGCCGACTGCGACCACAACCCCGCCAACGGCTGCGAAGCGAGCCTCTCGTCGCTGGAGAACTGCGGGGCGTGCGGACGCTGGTGCGGGTTCGTCGGTGCCACCGCGCGGTGCGTGGCGGCGCGGTGTGAGTTCGTCGCGTGCCTCGCCAACCGCGGGGACTGCGACGGCAACGCCGCCAACGGCTGCGAGACCGACCTGTCGCCCCCGAGGTCGTGCGGCACCTGCGCGACCTACTGCGCCGACCGACCGAACGCCGTGGGGAGTTGCAGCGATGATCGCTGCCTCTTCACCTGCGCCGCGGGGTGGCGCGACTGCGACGGCAACGCCACGAACGGCTGCGAGGCGCGCGTCGAGCGGTGTCCGTGATGGCGCCTCGCTAGACCGCTCGCGTCTTCGTCGCGGCGACCTCGGCCACCGTCCACCCCGCGAGCGCCGTCTTCAGAGCCGCGCCGCCGTCGTTCGGCACCGGCGACCACGCGTCGAAGATCGTCTTGAGCGCGTCGAGGTTCCCCTTCACCAGCGCCGCCATCGCCACTGCCTCACCGGCCGCGCCCCCGAGGTGCACCGTGCCATCCGCGTCGATCTTCAGCGCGACCCCTGCGCCCGTGGTGATCGTGACCGTGCCGTCGGGCTTGATCGCGACGCGCGTGCCCTGATCATCGCCGAGCACCAGGTCTGTCGCACTCGCGTGCCCGAGGGCCGCCGAGCGCGCGTAGAGCCCCGGGATCGCGACCGCGTGTGCCAGGTGCTGGCGCCGCAGGTCGCCGGGGTCGGTCACGTCGCCCGAGCCCGCGCGCCAGTGCCCGATCGCGGCGGTGTTCACCAGGAGCTGCACGGTGTCGCCCGCGGTCATGCCCATGGTGAGCATCCACCGGCCCGTGCGCGGCCAGAGCACCGGCACCGACGGGATCACCGGCAGATCCTCGAGGGCGTAGCTCCCGTCGGGCTGTGGCACCGGGTGGCGCACGAGCGGCAGCACGTCGGCAATCTGCGTCGCGGCGTCGTAGCGCTCGACACGCCCGGGGATCGCAACGTGCTGCTCGAGCTCGTGCACCTCACGGCGCGCGCGCTCTCCGTCGAGCTCCGTGGGGTACGGTGGACGCTCGCCGCTCATCCGATTCCTCCCTGCGAGACGGGGCCGAGCAGCGGCGGCCGCGGCCGGTGCATCACCAGCGCCGCGCCCCAGTCGGAGCCGTGCGTGTCGCCCACGTACTCGGCCTCGCTGATCCGCCACACGCCGCTGATCACCGCGGAGTCGAGCACGACCTGTTGCCCCGGCACCGCGCCCGGGATCATCAACGTCTTCACGTTCACCGTGCGGCGGTTCACGATCTCGGGTGCCCCGACAAGACCCGAGTCCGCCGACAGCCGGATCGCTTCCCGCGCGAGGGCCCCGCCGAGGGGCAGCACCTGCAGGTTCCCGTCCTGCACCGACCACGTGAGGCGCGTCGAGTCGCAGAGCCGCGTCAGCTCGGCGGCCGCGAGGCCGTGCACGAGCGTGCCTTCGGGGAACGTGTCGCCCACGGCACCGAGGCTCGCGCCGCGGAAGGCGTCGAGGGCGTTGCCGACCCCGACGCCCATCGCATCGGCGATCGCCTGCACCACCGTCGCGAGCGTGGTGCCCGCTGCGAACGACCGCGACACCCGCGCGTTGCGGATCGCGTGTTCGCCGTCGCCTGCGGTGACGGTCACCATCCATTCGGTCCCCTCGCGCGACTGCACGGCCTTGCGCAGATCGCCGCGGAACAGGAGCGACTGCCCGTCCTGGTAGCCCGCGTGCAGCTCGACGAACGTGCGTCGCCGCGGCGCTGAGATGATCTCGCGCCGGTGCTCTGGCGTGAGCCCGAAGATCACGATCTCCGCGTGCCC